GCTGCTGAGTAAAAGACATTTCCTGCTTTTTAGGGTATGGGCCAACTCTATTCAATTTTTTGCTATACTATAAATAGGAATGCCTTTACATACATATTTACCGCAGTATTTTCGCATGTTTGGTCTCTTTGAGCCAAAGCAGGAAAGCGTTGAGCCATTTTATACAGATTCCGAACAATGTGGCTCACTACGTGCTCTTTTGGCACAGCGTACTGGTAAGAAAGAAAAACTAGAACGCTTCTTAAAAGATTCCTGTGCGTATCGTTTCTGGTGGAATCGCGAACCGGATGCGGATAAACTGCGTAAAAAACTCTATAAAGTTATGACATTTACGCATATTGGAGAGAAAACATCTGAGTATGCTGGAAAAGACCAGATTATGCAATATATTGATACATCTCTAGACCGACTCAAAACTCTTATTGATACAGAGGGCGTTGATTCACCTAAATTAGATGATATTGAGGAAAGTTTAACTGCGTGGTGTATGGAGGCCCGCCTAGTTGATTTTCTAGGCAAAATTAATCAAGATGCTGAAACCGAGACTTTTAATAATGAAGGTGCAATTCAGTATAAGACCCAGTTTTCCGAGCAGTTAGTTGCCTTACTTCTAACACAAGAATTTTACGACCAGTACCTTTCTAATTGGAGCTCGGCGGCTGCTTCAAATGCGTCAGAAGGAGCAAAAGCTGCTGGTGCTTCAAAGTTAGCCGAAGGTGTTGCTACTGTATCCGCTAAGACAAAGGATAATAAGGATTATACTGGATTTATCCTGAGCAAATTAGCAGAGATTGTTGCTGAGAAGGAAAGTGCTGGAAATACTAATATTGATAATTTATTAATGATGGGAATTGAAGCGGATATTCCTACACTACAGGACCTATATAAGAAGGGGTATCTGAAGATTCCTGAATCATATTTTACTGGTGGAGGCAATAATAAGACAGCTATCATTGAGTCTCTTTTAGACTTATTTGATATAAGTGATGCTGAGAAGGCAACTCTGCGTATACGCTTAGAAAAAGCATCTATCGAAAAATTAAAAACAACACTGGCACAGCGTCGGCAAAAGGCAGGATTGCCTCGTGCTCGTAAGCAAACACGGAAACGGCAAATACGGAAACGGCAAACACGAAAGAATTAAATTTATAGACTTAAATACATATTTTGTGCAGTTCAACTGCTTCTTAAAAATATGTATTACAATTTCAAACTAAAAGCCGGATAAATCTGTCCGTTCAACTGTTTCCGTTTTCCGAATATTGACTTTATCATAAATATCGCAATTGCCTATCCAATGACGGAAATCCTTATTTCTATATTTTCCAAAACGGCGTAATTCATTAAGAACATTTCGTGGAATACACATCGGTGTTGTTTTACTAAGCGGTAGTACAGTAGACATACAAAGCGGTACAGATAATGATTCAATTTCACCTTCACTGCCAACCATTATTGTTTTTCGCATAGCAGCCGGACAGATTGCGCCATCACTAATTCGTTCAAGGCCACATGAATTAGATTGTTCGAATGGACTCTGGTCTTCTCGCAAGACAACACAGGATTTTGCTTGAGCGGGGCATTTTTGAGGAGCAGCTGAAGTAGGAGCAGCTGCACAGCAGAATCCCCCTATACCATCCTCTGTTGCTCTATAGGGTTTCTGGGTAGTACAGTCCCTAGCACCCAACTCAGAAAGAAGTGATTGTATCATAGAACCACAGAATTTCATCGGTGTGCCGAATTCATCCATCATTTCACCTCCTAAAGAACAAACATGGGGGATAGTGCTGGAATCATTCCTAGGATAACATCGGCCTTCTGTGTGATCTATGCGACCCCGGCAGCAGATTGAATGCCCGTCTCTATCTGTGAAAAACTTAAAACCAGGCGGGCATAGAGGTGCGATACTGCCTTCTGTAACAGGTTTTGGATTACGGGATTGTGCCATAGTTGCGAAAGTTTCTTCTAGCATTGATGGTAACCGGCTATGTTTGAAAGAAATGAGAAAAACGGTGATAGCAGCAGCAAGTAGTAATATAATCATTGTCTTCATAAGACTCCTATGATATACGGTGATTTTACTAAGGCTAGTGCCTGTAACAAATTGATAGAAGTCCCCATAGAACACCGCCGCCCATTACAACTCCACCAATAAAGATTCCAACCGGTGCTGCTAGAATATCTTCAAAGTCACCCGGCTGAACTGTTGAGTTTGAGACGGGAGGACCTGCTAGACCCACATCATCTTCCAATTTCTTAGGCCCATAAAGCTCATCTGCTAAAAATACTTTTCGGGCTTTCTCATCAACTACGATTTTATCACCACGAATATCCTTCTTCGGGTCAATGGGTCGGCATTTCAGAGAGTCCATACGCTTGATTCCAGCAGGTAAGTCTACAGGGGCCTCGGCCGCAGACCCTACACGAAGACCTGTCTTGTAAAGAGCACAAAAGCGACGAAGGTCATCTATATTTACAGGGTCAGAAGGAGGCTCCATTTCAATTACGCGATGAGCTGACTTTAGACGTTCAACATCTTTTACCCGAATATTAACGGGTGTTTGTAAAACAATAAATTGTATGGCATAGGAGTCAGGAAGACACTGACTGTCCGGATTAGGAAGACCGTATCCACGATTTTTTAAGTCCTTTCCTGTGTAGAGAATTGCTGGTGTTTTATCAGTCAAAATACTTGTAAAACTGGGTAGATATTCAGACCGTAAAGCCGCGTCGCGATTCAAGAACTCAAAATAATCGGCCCCTTTTCCAGTACCGATTTTAATAGGAATAATTAGGCATAAATCATCTCGAATCTGCTGGAGACGTTTTGCAGGTTTGGGGTTCCGAAAATACATGTGAATTTCACCAGCAGGTGTATTTTCAGCAGGGCCTCGATGCATTCCAGGAAAATGTAAAATTGTATCGGAGATTGTAAATCTTTGCCGTTCAAACATGAGTGAAATCTGTGGGTTTTCTTCAATAAGTTGTCCATCATGAACTGCTCTTTCTAGGAGTCTACCGGGGCCAGGTGTACTTCCAATAATACGAATTTCTGATGTTTTATATTCGGGTAGATCGCCCACCTTTAATAATTTTGGAAATTGAAAAGGTGTCTGTGTACAACTCAAACTATTGAATGGAAATACAGGTTTATCTGTCATTTATCCCTAACCTGTAAAAGGATTATAAACTAGCGATTTTTGCCTATAGATATTGGCTTTAAATGTCTGTCCTTGGGCGGGGCTACTGACTTCGTCGCCATCATAGATTTCATCGCAACCATTATCATCATCGCAGTCACGATTCTTGTAACGGATGGGTACTTGGACCGGATTGAGACCGTCTGTTCGTGTGTAATAATTCCACTTATTACGGGATGCCATTGTTCGCCGTCCATAAAGCGGTACAAGCGTGCGTTCAGGATTGGCGGAAAGCGGTGAACCACCCGGAGCTACTAGCAAACCAACTTGCTGGAAACTTTCGGCGTAACCCTGTGTAGGGAAATTGAAAACAGAACCTGCTGTGTTAAAATCGGGGGGTGGTTGATATTGCCTCTCGGGGGCCGGGGGGACTGAATTACCCCCTCCACGAGGCAACCACTGTTGTGGTACTGCGGCTTTTGTACTGGAACCGCCGCCGGGCATTTCCAATTTAATATTTATATCTCCGCGATTTTGAAATGCAAGATATACAAATAATCCGCAGATAACAACAGAACCTGCTAGAATCAACATCAATGTTGTCTGTGATAAGTGAAACCCACCTGGCTGTTCTGACATAAAACCGCCACGTTGTTTAAATTTGCGTGCCTTAACCATCCTACATATTGTGTAGGTTTAAGCAGTACTGGGGTCGGAGCCAAAGAAACTCTTGAAAGTCTTCATGATTTCCTTGCCATCACTGACAAGCGGCTTCAGATTATTAAGATTTGCCATCAAGTCTTTTTGAACGGAGATTAATTTCTGCGTATCTGTCGTTAATGCTTGGACTTGCTCAGGCTTAAGTTGCTTATATGCCTTCATGAATGTTGAGCCAACATCCATGTGATGGTCACCGTCTGCTTTTTCAGAGGGAAGATGATATTTCTTTGAACCTGTTCCCAAGAACTTACTACTCAGAGCATCAATGTCAGAAGGTGCTGGCCCATCATCCTCTTTCATATTCTTCATCATTTCTTTGAGCATTTCCGGCTTCTCTTCCTCAGATGCTTCTTCGGCAGCATCTTCAAAGCCTTCCCCTTCTTCCTTCTTCTCTTCAGCAGGTTTCTCTTCAGCAGGTTTCTCTTCTGCAGGTTTCTCTTTAGCAGGTTCCTCTGTAGTTGCCTCTGCTGCGTCCTCAAAGCCTTCCCATACGCGGTGACCACGGAAAGGTGTAGGAACAAAAATAAGAGTTATAAGTACTGTGATTAGAACACGGAATCCAAGACTTAGGCTGCGAACTGTTGTTAATCCAGCATAGGTTAGAAGACCAGCGATAATAGGTAAAAAATTATTAGCTTTCGCAGCCTTTGCGACAGGTAAAATAGCAACTAGCAGAATCGCTAATGTAGCCACTTCGGACAATTTAAAGCCAAAAAAACCGGACATTCCCTACTATACTCCTATAATATCAGAAAGCAATTGATAGCCCGCAAATAAGAGACCAGCAATCAAGGATAGAAGCACCAAACCGACCATTGACAGTTCGGAGCCAGCACGAAACGCCCAGGGTGCGTATTGCATGATGGATGTGTGAAATAAGGGGAGATTAAGAAGAAAAAACAGGGCAGCCACAACAATGGGAGCACGGATACGGTCCGCCATGTATGACCACATATCACCCTTTTGAGTCGGAGGGGGCATCTGAAGTTGAGGAGCCGGATTCTGCTGGGGAATCTGGCTATATGAGCCCATCATTGAGGAGAAATCCTGTGCTGACGGAATTGAGTTACCAATCATGTGGGCTGTTGCGGGATTGGGGTCCATTGTATATTCCTGCGTGGATGAAATGGGCGGCTCTTGAAGAACCAGGCGGGGCGGTCCCTGTTGCTGAAAAGCAGCACCATTAGGGCTTCCGGCTCCCGCACTACCATCATTCATATCAGCAAGAATCTTACTTACGAGACTTGCATCATTTTGCCCGGGCCCGTCCAACTTATCAAGAGGGGTGCTTTGAGACATTTATTATAGATAAATATATCAAAGAAATTGTGTGAACGCATAAGCGAAGCGACCCTTTAGGGCAAGGTGACGCATAAGCGAAGCGACCCTTTAGGGCCGAAGCGACCCTTTAGGACCCTATAAGTCAGTGTCTGCAAAAGAAACAGTCTTGACAACATCTTTTTTATCTGCTGGACAGACAACCGGTTTTACTTTAAATTCATAACATCCTTCGCCGATTTGATAGACAGTATTCTGGAATTTAACAACATCAGGCCCACGGATAATAATACAATCCGGCCCTTTACACAGAGGTCTCATCATTGCTGCTAAACCAAATCCTATGACGCAACTCAATATAAAAGCAATACGAGGGTGTTCCATTAGTTCCATTAAATCAAGCATTGCCCCTACTTTTATCTTCTAATATAATAGGTTAGGGATGCGATTCTTCAATAAAATACAACTTCTCCCACTCATGATAAGTTTTTTTATTGGTTTTTTTGTGGTCTATATTCTTAAACCCAGCCCGGTTATTATATACAAGAATCCCAATTTGGATAATGCTGGAAAGGTAACTTACATGGATAAGAATGATGTGTGTTTTCAATATATTGTTCAAAAAATAGATTGCGATAAGAATGAAGACAAAATATCAGTATATCCTTTACAATAAATTAGACGGCGGCAGCCTCTTGTAGCATTAAATTAATTTCCCGCTTATCTGCCATTGAATTGTATTTAAAATATATATTCACAGGCGGAGGAGAAATATTACCAGAAGGCGGTAGAGGATATTCAAATGCTTTTACTATGCGTTCACATCCCGCACCTAATTCGCACTTATCACCTTTAGGTCCCTTTGGTGCTGCTTCAGCTTCTTTTTGATACATAACTCTCTGTGCTAAAGCGACCTGTTTAGCAGCCTCAACAGAAGGACTAATTTTATAATTTCCAATTGCCTGAGCTAATTCAGCATAGGCCTGCTGGAGTTCTTCGCTACGAAGAAGAGTTAGTTCTGCTTGTTCTGTACGTTGTTTGTTAAATTCTTGCAGAGAAAGTGTATACTTCTCATGGTCCTCTTTGGTTGTTTGATTGCGATATAGATCAAGGCCTCTATATACATCTACTGCCCGGGGTAAAGCAATTTCCTTAATTGTTTCACTCAGGTTTTCGGGATTTTTCACAATAGGAATACCTTTTTCATAATCCATGACGATATTAGTATATCCTCTTTCAGCTACCTTCGTCCATGTCTTGATATCAACAATTGCTTTAGGATTTCCGAAAACACCTAACTTCTTTTTGGCTGCTGGAGGCATTCTTCTCTACTGAGTCAAATTTTCTTTTAGAAAATCAATTATTATCTCAGAGATGAGTGATGCAACGGGTAAAATAATTGGTTCAATGTTTCTTAATGGAGTTATACATACTATTCTGCCAGCACTTGGTATTGCGGGCTATATGAAGCTTGCTGAAGCACCGAATTTACAAAGCACAAATGCTTTTTTAACAGTACTCATATTTATTGTTTTGGGTTCGTTTATTGCTAATTTAATTTCATTTATGATTGTTCAGAGTTCAGTCTGCGGTAAAGTATTTCAAAGTGAACATATAGCAAGTCTTGCTGGATACGGTGTACTTATATCAATTATATTTTTTAGTTTATCATGGCATGTAGGATTTGTTGGAAATATTATTCGCGATACACTAAAAGGTTCACAGGAGGAGGAGGAAAATTCAGAACCCGACCAGTTTGTTGAATCCATCGTCCATGCATTTTATATGTTCTGGGCGGGGATGTATTCGGCGGCGTCACTTTCTTGGTTTGCCACAGCATGTCCTTTGCCCACTGTTTAGGCTTGGCTGCTACCCGGTGGAGGTGAGTCGCCATAATATACATACATAGGAACCTGATTTCTGCTGTATTTCTGGGTATTCAGCACATAATATCCATTGCGGGTTTTATTCAGACCCATATTTTTACTTATGGGCTCGGCTTCCACATTGGCGAAGTCATTTATGTCTTGCTCTACTGTAGCCGGGGCCGGCTCATCGACCTCAATTGGCTCAAAGTCTGCTGTTTCTTGAGGCTCTCCAATCATCCTACGCTGTAAAAATGTTGCTATCAAATAACTTAATAATGCCCAGAGTATAGAGAAAAGCCAAAAGGGCATATACGTGTGATTCGGGTCGGGATTCAACGAGAATTCTTTCCATGTGCCGCCAGGATGGAACATGACAGAGGGGCGAAGATAAAGAACAACCGTTGTACCAATTAAATAAATGGTTAATGCTAAAAATAATACATGCATGTTCCTGTTTTAACTACAGAAATATGTGGGTATTTTATTCCTCTATCGCTGGTTACTCTGCTCGTTCTTGTGCGTCTATGTCCTCATGTCCATAGCCGCGATCTCTGCGGGATTCCCCGCCACCAAAAGAAGCAAAACCAAAATCCGCTGCTAGGCTGCGACCCTCTGTCAACTGAGGAGCATCCCGCAGACCCATCTCAATACGCTGATTACGGTCATGCTCGTATAGGTCAGCGTTATAATCACGGACATTCTGACCTATCGCCCATTTGCCAATGCGGAATTTCTTCTGCATCTTTTCAACGGCTTTATCTTCCTCATCTAACCGGTCAAAAATACTAATAACATAATTGCGTTCTATTTCAGCACGTTTGAGTAGGATTTCTTCTAATTCTTTCTGTGTTGGTAGACGAGCATTACTTGCCGCACGCTCCATATTTTGAGCAATAAATACAATAACTTCTTTCATGACTGTCTCAATTTCCGGTTTCTCTACGCCTGCTTCAGAAGGTAGATTCTTATAGAGCGATGACCCGGTATTGACAATGTCCAAGAAAAAACGAGCAAAGACAAATCGTAAAATATATTGTCCCTCTGTCTCTGTAAATCCTAGCAGAGGTTCCTCAAAAATGAGATTCTTCCACATTTTCATCCAAAGACCCAATTCGCGACCAAGACGATTACAGACTTCCCGCATTTGAACTGAACCACCCGCAATTAATTCAGTATTATGTGCCATGATTTCATTTAGTAATTTCTTATGCTCAGGAGCAATTTTCATCCATTGTTTTACATCACGTAGTGAAACCTTATCTTCCTTTCCAGGTTTCTTCATGATTTGTGCCTGTGAATAGAGAACTTCCGAATTACCTCTGCCTTTTACTTCACGCAGAGATGTTACAGTTGATATCATATGAGCACGGGCTTTTTGGAGAAGCGGCGATACAAGGGCTGAAGCAATAGAGTCACGGCCTGTACTGAATGGATTTTGTGTAATAATATCAAGGTTATTTAAAAATCCAGCAGCAACAGCTTCAGCACGGTTCTTGCGTGTAGCAGTGGCTCCTATTTTTCCACTTAAAACCTGTTTTGCCATATCATAGCGTCCCACAAAGTCACCCCATGCTTCAGCACGAGCAGCCGGTCTATCGGCCATCTGTGAATCATTGAGCTTCTTAAGAATTATTGCGACTTGCTGCCACATTCCCGCATCATCGGAGCCAAGAGCCGGAGCAGCAATCCACTGCTCGATATTCTTGAGAAGTTGCGGTTCATCTGGTTTTATATACGGAGCCTGTGTTCTATTATCACGTCTAGCAGCTAGAATCTTTTCAAATTCGGCTTCACTATAATCTACATTTTGGTCATCCAAAGCCGGTTTTCCTTCTTTCTCGGGGTCAATAATATCGGGACTTACAGGGAAACGGAAACCGCAGTTCTTACATGTATTACCATAGCTAATCTTGTGCGGTGAGCCTATCGCAGGACCTCTGTAGCAATTACGTAAGAAAAGTTTGTATAAAATATTCTTTGGTATGTCAACTTTAATAACTGGAATGTCACGAGGAGTCCACGGTGTCCAAATGTGAGTTCCAGCAGGTGTTGATGTAGGTGTACGCTGCTCAATTGTTCGAAGTGCATTTGCTAAACGCCGAGCCTCTTCTTCTAGGGGCGGTAGACCAAGAACTTGTAGACCACCGATTCTAATATTCTTCAAACTCATTGGTGAAGAATAACTATCACTGCGGTCTAAACCATAGATAATAGCAGCATCTTTTTCAGCCTTCTTATATGATTCCATCTTCAACTGACCATAGAGTACTGCTAGACGATAGAGGAGATTCTTGCGTGGTCCATCCGACCCAGCAATATTCATTGTAGCAACGGTTTGATTTGGATCTGCTGACGTTGGTTCATTCACTACATTTGCTGGAAATTGAATAAATGGCTCGGGCATAAACCCAGTAGGTAAATGGTCTTTTGCTGAAGCACGCTCCTTCTGCTTCTCTAGTGTTAGGCTTTCCACGCGTTTCTTGATTATTCCGCGGAGTTCATCGCTAATATCAATCTGCTTACCTGATTTAGAGGTACCGAGCAGTAGATTAGTTACAGTTATCATTGCCTTCTTAATAGCATCTTGGCGTTTCGCAATATCGGGTAGTAGACTCCATGATGTAGAGGACCATGGATCTTCACGACGCTGGATAGATGCTACACAGCACGCAACATAATCTAAGGCTCCACTGCCCACTTCATCCGGATTCATTCCCTCTGTTGGAAATCCTTGAATTGAAAACCGGCATTGGCTGAAAGGATGTCTAATTACAATTGGCGGTGAAGCAGTTTGAAGCATAAACATGAATAGTGAAGCGACAACTCCTATACGCTGATTACGGCTATATTCCTCATACGATGGAAGTTTTCCGCGTGTGCCTCTCTCTTTTAGAGCCTGTATTTGCTTATCATACAATTCCCGTGTTGTAACTTTGTATTCTAAATAAACAATAGCATAGTGGATTATGTGGTCAATTACATCTTTAGACATATCAACTGCTCCAGCACGTTCGCTAATGACTTTGATGATTTGATAGAGTTTGGTTTCCTCTTCTGAGGCGTAGCGGATAACTTCTGTGCGTGAAACTAATTCAGTTAAATCAAGGGCCTTCTTATCATCGTCTTTTATTACAGAAGAACCGGAAATAGGAGCACCATCATCACTGTATTCTAAATGAGTATCGTATTCAATCTCTTGAATGGGAATACCGCAGTTCTTGCACGCATAATGTCCTTCAAATACGGGTCCACCGAACTCAATCAGCAATTTCTTATGGAGTGAAAGGGCGCGACCGGGGTGAAGAACCTCATCTAGTGTCAGCATTTCGTGAACGCAGACCAATTCTTTCTTACATTCTTGACACATAATCCAGTTACCTGTACGCGGGCCTCGAAACTTAGACAAGAATTCCTTGAATAATTCAATATAAGATGAATGATCTGTGCCCCTCTTAATAGCACGACGAACTGATATCAGGAATCGGACGTGGGGACATGAGTTAATCTGCGGTTTAGATCCAGTGCGTTTTAGTTGGTCAGCCAAAATCACCTGCCGATTATTTTCTGAATTTATAATATTCTTTAATTTAGTCTTTAGAAACTCGGGCTCAAATACCGTTTCGCGGCCTTCAAGAGCAGTTAAAATTGTGGCATATTGAACAAAGGCTTCGCCGCCGAACTTTTTCTCAAATTCATTCATAATGACTTGCGAATTATTTCTTAGTCCTGTTTCTTTTTCATTGAGATGCTTAATTAAAATATTTAAGAAAACGTCTTCTATCACCCGTTTATTGAGTGTATTAGGATGTTCAATAATGGGGCCGAATGTTTCGCCTTCTGTGGCATTTTCCGCCATTTTCTTACTTACACGTTGACGAGTTGAGGCGGCTGCCTGCATCCACATTGCTGTATTTCCGTTAATAAACGTCCATACTTCATCTTGAAGGGCCTTAGGATAGTCGCTGCGATTAGGAACAAACGCATCAAGTGCTACTGCTAAAAGAGGTGAAACAGGCGATAATCCATAAAGAGGCGTAATTGACCGTTTGAGATTATTGCTAATCCAAATATTCCAAAATTCGGGTGAAGCATTTTCAACTTGTTCTTTTGTAAGCATGAGTGAACGTGATTGGGAGTTTGCTTCGGTAACAGGAACAGGTAAAGGCTGGTTGAAAAGACCACGCTGAAAATCCGCAATCCGAATACGTGTCATCAAAGAAGGAATATTTACAAGAGTACGTGTACGAATTACAGATTCAGTGTCTAAGATAACATATCCTGTAGTTACAACTTGGTCCGCAGGCTGAGCCACTGTTTCATAAGGTACAAGCTTATGCGTAATTGCGCGTACGGAAGGGAGAAACCGTGTTGTTTGTACATCTACAGATGTTAGATATTCACTTGTAAGAGGGTCAATTGATTTGCCAAACGTATGAGCAAAAGAACTCTTCGCACCTTCCGGCAGTCCGGAACTAAAACCAGCACGTGAAATACCCGGTTCTGGAGCAATATACGCCTCTTGCTCATATGCTATCGCTTCTCTTACCCCTTCTCCGCCCGCTGCTAAATGTTCAAGTTGAAAGACATTATCTAAATAACTGAAAAAAGCAAGTCCATTTGAAGCCATTTCTCCACTTTCATACATCTTCAAACGTTTATCATCAGCATATTCAACGTCCATAGTAGATTTAAAAATGAGACGTGGATTTGGACTCAATTCACGTTTGTCCAAATATAATGTCTTCTTAACGTCATAAATTGGGATACATGCTGGAATATAAGAGGTGCTTACTTCATCTGTCACATCACGTAATATCTCAAATGTTGATTTCTGAATACCAATTGGCCGATTAGCTACATTTAGAACTACGGTAGACTGCTTGAGTGCTAGGAGATACTCTGTAAGTTGGCTTACTTCACGTAAGGCCTTTATGTTTTTTTGTTTATCGGGAGTTAAATCCATCACAAAATCATTATACATTTCTTGCCGTTGAATTGAGTCGGGATAAAAACGCTCAGCGGATGGGACTTCCTCAATCACTGATACAGGCATTATTTCACGGAGGAGTTGGTCAATGCTTTGAAATTGAAATATTGCCGCTCTTTCCTCCTGCTGCTGTTGCTCAAGTTCAGCAGCCCCGACAGCTTCAGCAGGTGTTGCCTCAGAAATAGCCGGAATTATAATTGCTACATCGGTTGCTGGGTCGGGTCCCTCGAAATTAAAATCCAAACGAACTCCATTTGTAAGAATCAGGGCATCTTCCGTATCTGTCGTGATTAATTCACTTACTACGCCACTTGTTTCATTCGTTTCAGGGTTAATTATGGCGGGTTGACCATCTAAAGAATAAAATTCAACTGTTTCACCGGGCTGTACACCAATCATCGCAGCATAATGCCAATATTCAGATTTAGCATGGTGTTGAATTGTCCAAATCTTATATTCATCTTTAAATTCGCCAGTTTCATCTAGTAAGAACTCTCTGCCAGTTGTACTGC